TGCGGCTCATCGTCAACATATACGCCCATATACTCTTTGCCTGTCGGGTCTTGACTAAATCCACCGCCTTGTGCGTTGTCCGCATATGCTATATGTGTGTACGATGATTTTCCATCCTTCCCAGGTTTACCGGGTATACCTTGATCTCCCTTCGGCCCTTGTAACCCTTGTATACCAGGAGAGCCTTGCGGGCCGCTTGGCCCAGCTTTCCATTCTCCATCAGCCCACACTTTCCAAATGATGTTATCTGGATTAGACGTATCTATCCAAATGACATCTTTATCTACAGGCTCAGTTGGTGATTTTACACGTTTCTTTTCTGCGTATTTCTCCGTAAATTCTTTTGATGTTTTAAGGTTTTCCTCAGATTGCTTAATACGTTCCTGTTCTTCTTTGGTCACCTTGTGATCGGTATAACGTTTAGTCGCAACCGCAATCTGTGCAGGAAGTTCTTGTTTCTCAACTCCCTCAAGGTCGTTGAATTTATCCTTTAACTTACTAATAAAAGTTGGTCTCGTCCGTCCGAAAGTAGCTTCTAATCGAAAACCACCAGACTCATGAATTTCTTTGAATTCTGTAATTGGGGCAGTCATTTGCAAGCCCCAAGACTTATTAACCACCTGCACAATATCGCCTAAGTCATAATCTTTTTCGTACTGAAATGGCGTTATGTTTTCAACCGGTGTTAATATCTCGGCTTCCAGCGATCGAATATTTTCCATTTCGCTCATTTTGGATTGACCACGTTCAATAAGTTGTTGTTCTATTTCATCTTCGGTTAATTTTTCCTCCGCTTCTTCATCTTCTGTTCCTACATCCCGGGCATCAATAAATGTTTCTATGCGTTCCCAGCCAGTTTTACTGCCGATTGTTACAATTTTTCTTTCTATTCCTTCTCCTTGCCCACCGACGTAACCAACTGTTTTTAAATCATTATCACTGTCAACAAAGGATTGCGATTTGATCGTTTCAAATTCCGGACTAAAAAACACAGGATTATTTCCAAAAGGGTTATCCTGTGTTAAGTCTTTTGCTTCGATGACATCAAATATAAGTTTTTTAGTTTTAAAATTTGCGAATACCCCCCAGCCTAGACCCGTTTTAATAGATATATTTTCTAGTTCCTCTGCCACATTTTTAAATCGTGATTCCCACTCAATGTAGTCCCCGCGATTATAGTTAGGAGCAACTTCAATATGTGGCATTATTCTGTTTCGATCGGCTGGATTTACAAAATGATTATACACATAATGCTTCATGACAGATTCTGCGTTTCCGCTTTTACGATCATGAGATGTATGGATTGGTGGTACTGTGATGCGCCTGCTCATTAGTCCGTCAAGTGTATAACCTGTTAACTTAAAGTTTTCGGATTCCCTTCCTTTTTCGTCGAGAGCAATCTCTTTAGTCAAAATGATTCCAGCCTTGTTTGCTTGTTTACCAAGCGCTATTATATCGCCCTTATTAAGTCCTTTAGCTTCGTGCATATAACGGTTGATATGCAACTCAAAGCTGGCAACTCCATGGTAGCTCCGTCCATATTGTAAAGACTGATACGTATCGATTTCACTTTTTAAGTCTAAAAATCTATTATAAATCCTTATAGGTACTTTCATACAATCACCTTCTTAAGCCGTTTTGACAATACGTATCCGTATGAAATTAGTCTTTGGTAATTTATCTGATCTAAACGCCACGGCTTGAAACGTTACTTCATCCCCTGCTTTTAACTCATCAAAACCGGACTGTATAACAAAGTTATCATTAACATTTGTAAGAACTTTAGCGGCTAACGGAAAGGATTCCCTACCATTTACAAAAAGATAAACTTGTACATCTACATCTGTTAAGCCACTAGCTTGTTCCCAGGCGAATTCTACCCAGAAATGATAGATACCATCGGCTTTTGCTTTAAAAGTAGTGTTATTTTTTACTTCCCTTTGCTTATCTGTTTCCACATTGCCAAAAGGCACGGTTATCCTCGATGTAGTTAATTGCAATGGCGTTCGATTTGTGGCTTTCATGAAAGATTGATTTGGCACGGAAACCATACCTTTTTCATTAATCTGCAACCCTCTGTAAATATTGTGCAATGGTATATACCCACACACGGCATCATTTGCCCGCTCGTCTGTGATTTGTGACTGCTCAATAAAAGATTTACCTGCTTTTATTCTTACTTGTGCCACGCTCATTTCGTAAATATATTCATCCCTTTGTAAACTAGGCGGTGTTGGGCTTTTTGCTGGTACCCCTTGCTTAATATAAGCATAAATACGCCTTTCGGCTGGGTTGTTGTCAAACCTTATTACCACTCTGTCAATACGATCATTTACCGGGTCAGCAATCACATGTTTTAACGTCATGGTACTGTCATTTTCATACATATATCCGTTTGCAAACATGTATCCCGCGCCTAAAGCGACGTCCATATTAGTTTTAGCTGTCACTTCTAAATCTGGCAGGTTAGCTGTATTTGATACACCATTACCGATTATTTGAGCATGAAACCGAGCAAAGTCGGCAGCTTGATAGATTCGTTGGTCATCTGATGTGCTATCAAAGAAATACATTCGTTCCATTTCATCACTTCCTTATTTTAAACTCCCACATACATACTATTCCACGTAACGGCAACTAAACTTTTACGATCACCAGCATCTGCAATATGTTCAATTTCATTTTCGCCAATGTCTAATTTAATCCAATTTGAGTCGTGGTCAAGGCTGCCAAAAACAGAATAAACTTGACTATCACGATAAATTTCTACTCGCTTGCTTCCATCCGTTGTATTAATATGCAAAATTTCATCTGCCGCAATCGATCGATTAACCCTCAGCCACTCACCTGTTGTATGATTAATAATTTGCGGGTTGGTAACGGGACCTTGTATGTCAATACGTACCGGTGCGGGTACATCCCCTTCGTTATATAGGATAGTCCTAGCACCCGATTTTCCAAGCTCAAATGGCAAAGTAAAAGGTAATGTAAAGTTGCCGACGTACGCTTGTAATGGCATGGATGTTTGGTTTGGGTCGAGCCAATATGGGTTGGGAGCAATTAGATCAATCATTGCCTTCTGAAACCATCTTCCTCTATTTCCTTGTCCATCAGGAAAATAAGGAATAGATTCAGATACAACCATTATTTCTTTTTTGTCTTCGCCTTCAACATATGTTAACTTTCCTAATCCTAATTTAGGGTTGAAAGTTGATGATAAGTTCTTTCTAAATGACGATAACTCCTCTTCGTTTGATGCGGATATCTTTAGTTGTATCGTTATCGGTCTCGGGTTAAAAATAGAATCGATATATTGCACTCCATCTTGATATGGAGCCCTTTGAGATTGCGTTTCAGCTTCAACATCCCCTAACCCTTCTACACTAATTAATCGGAATGGGGAACTGAACAGTTCAATTGATGTTCCTCTCGAATTTGTAAAAATTAATTTAAACAATACTAGTACCCCCATTCCATTGCTAATCGTTGTTGTTGTTGTTTATTTTTTCGAGATACTTCACTTGGTGTTGATTCTTCTCTCGTAAAATAATTATTGATCGTTGGATTGTACGATTTACTATTCGTATTAGAAACCGAATTACCACCAGTTGCTATGGTGTTTGGTAATACTCTTCCTAATGGCGCCGTAATACCTCTCAATCTATTAACGCTCACATTAGGCTGTATTTCTGTATTCAAATCATCTGTAAGACCTCGCATAGCATTAATAGCTGAACTTTTACCTTTATCAATTGCCTTAGCAATGGATTCAGCGATTTGAACATCCATAATGTCACGTAAGGCACCTTCTTTAGCAGGGGAGAATGGAAGGAAATCACGTATTTTTGAAGTTACGCTACCAATTGCATCTGTAACTGTACCTATTGCACCTTTTATTCCATCAGCAATGCTTGTTACAATATTACGTCCTGCATTTTTAAAGGTTGAAAACATGCCCTTGATGATATTTAAAGCGCCGGTTATTCCTGTTCTTACCGCGCTTTTGACGTTATTAAAAGCGCCGCTTACAATCCCTCTCAAAGAGTTAAAAACGCTTCTTATCGTACTTCTAATGCTATTGACAACGCTTGTTATTGTACTTCTAATCCCGTTCCAAACACTGGAGACTGTGCCTCTAATGCCATTTAGGACACTCGAGATAATAGACTTAATCGCATTCCAAATACTAGAAATGATTGATCGAACCGCATTCATTACTTTTGAAATAACGCTTCTTATAGCGTTAAATCCTGCATTAACAACATTTCTTGCTGTATTAACTCCACTTGTGAATAGCGACTTAACCGCATTCCACAAACTGGTAACAATTGACTTTAATCCAGTAAAAAGCGATTTTCCAGCTTTAAGTATCTTGCCTACAAACCACAACTGTACAAGATTCCAAACTAATTTAACCGCACTCGATACTATCTGTTTAATAGCATCCCATAAAGCGCTCCAATTACCGGTAAATAAAGCACTAAACGCTTGGATGATTCCTGTAATAACACCAATAGCACCTTGTATAGCTCCTTTAATTGCATTCCATGTATCAATGACTAGAAACTGAATAACAGGCCATACAGCTTGCATAATAGCCATAATAACTGTCATAGCGTTTTGAATAGCTTGTACAATCATTTGCCCGTTTTCTTGCCACCAAGCAACCAAACCGCCCCAAACAGTCATAATGAAGTTGACTATTTCTTGTACGATTGGTGTTACAAATGCGTATATCGTTTGAAATGCGGTAATGAAGCCGTTTTTTATCTCGTCCATCGGCGGTAGCCAACTTTTAATCACATCAACAACGGATCTAATCCATTCGGCTATCACGGGAATATTTGCCACAATCCAACTAAAAACAACTTGCATTCCAGATTTCACGCTATCAATTATCCCCGATATGCTACCTACTCCGCCTAGTGCTTCATCAACTGCACCAATTACATCAGCAACACCTTTTACAACAGCGGTTTTCATGTTTTGCCAAGAAGTAGCGATACCGCCACTACTTTCTCTCGCCATATCAGCAAAGCCACCAG